TGTAATCAAGAATCCCCGCAGAGGGATATTGAGAGGACCTTCGGGTCCTCTCTTTTTTTGCCTGATATAAATAGTAGAAAGGAACACTACTATGAGTGCATTAACAAACACACCAACTAATAGAAACTTTCTCTCACCCTTAAACTTTAGACTGGTGCTGCAGAAAGCACCGCTTCTAAACTTCTTTTTGCAAAGTGCATCTATTCCTGGATTGACCTTTGCCGGCAATGTAATAATGCCCACGCCACTTCTAGATATACCTATCCCTGGTGAGCGTCTTGTATACTCACCACTAACTGTATCGTTCATGGTTGATGAGGATATGACCAATTATTTGGAAATATTTAATTGGATGATCTCTCTTGCTGCAAATGATTTGTAACCCTCGATTGCTTACCGAGCACAGACATCAATAGAGGCTGATGTCAATAGCAGAGACAGATCTGATATTAAACTAATGATTCTCACAAGCTCCAAAAATCCAAACATTGAAGTTAACTTCATAGATGCCTTTCCATCTCAGCTTGGCGAACTCAATTTTAATACAACAGCCACGGGTGTAAATTATTTAGAATCCTCTGTTACATTTGAGTATATTAAATATAATATTAGCATGATTTAAGTTGACCTCTATTGTTCTTTATAGTATAATAGTGTCGTTATGGGGGACAGATGAAGACAGAAGAAATAATTGCTGAGTGGGAAAAAGATAGTGAACTTGACAAGACCGAGTTGGGTAAGGAGTCACTTCGTATACCTCAAATTCATTCAAAATATTTGAAAGAGTTCTATCTCGCAAAGACTTCTTATGTTAAACTAAATCAAGATTACAAGAATACCTACAAGCAGAAGTATCAATACTATCAGGGTATACTTTCGAAAGAAGAATTAGAAGAGAATGGATGGGACATACAGCCACTAAAGATATTGAAAGCAGATATTCCCGTATACATTGAATCTGATGAAGAGTTGCAGTTGATTAAGAATAAAATACAATTAACAGAAGATAAAATAGAAATTCTGGAGAACATAATAAAAACTCTTAACAACCGTGGATATCTAATAAAAAATGCAATTGAATGGATTAGATTCCAGAACGGTTTATGATACAGATAGAGAAGTTCAATGAGACTTATATAAAGATACATTGTGACGATGGTATTTCTCAGGAGCTAAGTGATTACTTTACTTTTGAGGTACCTGGTGCTCGTTTCATTCCGTCTGTGAGAAACAAGAAGTGGGATGGTAAGATAAGGTTATTCAATTCTGGTACCCATCACATCTATGGTGGTTTGATTGATTATATTGAGGATTTTGCAAAGCAAAATAACTATCCCTGTGAGAGGTTATCAGATTTTTCAGACGACGTAATTGATAGTGTATCTAATGTTGTTGCTGGGTTTGATCTCACTAAAGAGCCACGTGATTACCAGCTAGCAGCATTTGCTCATGCTGTTAGAAAAAGAAGATCATTACTTCTATCACCAACAGCTTCTGGCAAGTCCTTAATTATCTACATGCTCTGTAGATACTTTAATGTTAAGACGTTGTTGATTGTGCCAACCACTTCGTTAGTCCATCAAATGTATTCTGACTTTGAAGAATATGGTTTTGATTCTAAAGAAAACTGCCATATGATCTTTTCAGGGCAGGAGAAGGATGTTGATAAGCAGATATTCATATCAACTTGGCAATCTATATTCAGATTACCAAAGAGTTGGTTTAGTCAGTTTGAATGTGTGATAGGTGATGAGGCTCATCTATTCAAGGCAGCTTCACTTACAACTATTATGAAAAATCTAAGTGATTGTAAGTATAGGTTTGGGTTTACTGGAACGTTGGATGGATCGCAGACTCATAAGTTAGTGCTAGAGGGTTTATTTGGAACCGTGAAGAAGGTGACAACTACTTCTGAATTGATTGATCGTAACTACTTATCGCAGTTCAAAATAAAGGCAGTTATTTTGGATTATGATCAAGAGGCAAGACAGTTAATTAAGAAAGCTACATACCAGGATGAGATGGATTTTATAGTTAACCATCAACCGAGGAATAGGTTCATTTGCAATTTAGCGGTGTCGCTGAAAGGTAATTCACTTATTTTGTATCAATATGTTGATAAACATGGTAAGGCAATATATGATGAGATTAAAAGTAAAGCAGGTGATAGAAAGATATATTTCGTTTCTGGTACGGTTAGTGGTTCGGATAGAGATTCTATTAGAGGATCTGTGGAGCTGGAAACTGATTCGATTATTGTTGCTTCTTTTGGTACTTTCAGTACTGGTGTTAACATTAAGAACTTGCACAATATCATTTTCGCTTCACCTTCAAAATCAAGAGTCAGGAACCTACAATCAATTGGTAGAGGACTCAGACTTGGAGATAGTAAAGAAAAAGCTTGCTTATACGATATAGCTGACGACCTTCAATGGAAGCAAAGAAGGAACCATACTCTCAATCATTTTATTGAGCGTATAAAAATATACAATGAAGAGAAGTTTGAATATAAAACATACACGATCCCGCTTAAAGGATAACTATGATAAAAATAATAAAACTTGTCAACAATCATGAAATTATTGGAAGTGTAATTTCGGAATCATCTGATCACGTAGTATTAGACCAGCCATTTTCAATTCACTATATGATGTCTACAAGAACAGAACACCCATCGATAGGGTTATTCAGATACATGCCGTTTGCTAAGAGTAGGGAGATGTCGTTTAGTACAAGGGACATTGTCAACAATGTAGAGGCAAGAGAATCTATGACTGGTTATTATAAATCAGTGTTGGATAATTATGTTAACTATGTTGATATTAATATTGACAATGAATTAACACAAGTTGCAGTTGAGGAGTCATCTGATGGTCAAGAATCAGAGATGACCTCAGCTGAACTAATGGTTAGTATTTTGAGTAAATTTAACAACGGTAAGATACATTAATATGGCTGAACATTACATTGACAACAAAACATTCTTTGAAGCTATCAAGAAACACAGAGATAGTATCAAGCAAGCAGAGGTAGATGGTAAACCAAAACCAATCATACCTAATTACATTGGTAAATGTATCCTGATGATTGCTAATAGGTTAGCTACAAAACCAAACTTTATCAACTACTCTTACAAAGATGAGATGATATCGGATGGTATTGAGAACTGTATAATGTATATTGATAACTTTGATCCGGAGAAGTCTAACAATCCTTTTGCCTACTTTACTCAGATAATTTATTTTGCATTTCTGAGAAGGATTCATAAAGAAAAGAAACACTTGTACATTAAACATCAGGTGTTCAGACAGTATGCTATTTCTGATGAACTGTATGATGTACAGGAAGGTGATGACTTTGGTAATGGACCAGTTAACAATATGATGGATACAGAGAAGATGGATGACTTTGTGAAAGCTTTTGAAATAGGGTTGGAGAAGAAGCGCAAACCAGCTCAGAAAGTCGGTATTGAAAACTTCGTAGAGGAGTAGCATGAAGATTGCAATAATAACCGATACGCACTTCGGAGCAAGAGGGGATCATCTTGCTTTTGATAAACAGTTTGAAAAGTTCTATACAGGAACATTCTTTCCAACACTGAAAGAACGCGGTATAACGAATGTAATCCACCTTGGTGATATGTTCGACAGGCGCAAGTATATAAACTACTTAACGCTGCGTAATTGCCGTAAATACTTCTTTGATCCTATGCTTGAACTAGGAATCAAACTAGATGTTATAGTTGGTAATCATGATGTGTTCTACAAGAATACAAACGATATCAACTCACCAGGATTGCTACTGCAACAGTATTCAAATCTATCTGCATATGATAGACCAGTTGAGTTAACATATGACGGGCTTGACATTTTGATGCTTCCGTGGATATGCACAGACAACTACGAAGATTCGATGTCAATAATAAAAGATACGATGGCAACAATATGTTTTGGCCATCTTGAGTTAGCAGGTTTTCAAATGTATAGGGGACAAATAAATGATCATGGATTTGATTCAAAAATATTCGGCAGATTTGACCTTGTTTGTACTGGTCATTTCCATCATCGTTCAAGTAGTGGGAACATACATTATCTTGGAAACCCTTACGAGCTTACGTGGGCTGATTACGAAGATCCAAGAGGGTTTCATATCTTTGATACGGAGACGAGGGAATTAGAATTCATAGTCAATCCTAATAGAATGTTCTACAAGATATTCTTCAATGACGAGTATCAATCAGCAGAACATGATTATTCATACTTGAAAGATTGTTTTGTCAAAGTAATTGTACAGACAAAAGAAAACCAGATTAACTTTGATATGTTGATTGATAA